GCAGATGTGTCGTATGATACGAGTTACAGTGTCGTAGAGGCGGTGAACGAAGTGACATCTGGTTCTTATGATTCTAACGAACTAACGACAATACCACCAGGCACCTATGTTACCATCGATAACAATTTCGAGGATGAGGCTGGAGCGAATACTGCTGTGAATAAATTGGCAGATACGACGAATACAGACCTTGAAGTTGTGACATCAACGGTCGCTGAAACGTACTATCCACCAGAACCCGAACCAGAACCCGAACCGGAGCCTGAACCCGAACCAGAACCGGAACCGGAGCCTGAACCCGAACCAGAACCCGAACCGGAACCAGAGTCTGAACCAGAACCGGAACCAGAACCGGAACCAGAACCGGAAGAATATATGGATTATTTTATTTCAATATCAATGGAAGCCGATATTAACAGTGTATCTAATGTTGAAAATGAAATACTAACAACTGTAAATCAAGCATTGGCAACATCTCTTGAAGTTCCATTAGAAGATGTTGAGACAACTATGACGGTTGTACCACCACCAGAGCCAGAGCCAGAGCCAGAGCCAGAACCAGAGTCAGAGCCAGAGCCAGAGCCAGAGCCAGAGCCAGAGCCAGAGCCAGAGCCAGAGCCAGAAATACTTGATTACGTAGGTTTAACTATTATAGAAAGACCACCAACTTTTGTAGAGAGTGTACAAAATAATGACAAATACGATATTGTTATAGAGAATCACCTTGTTTGGAATGATAATACCCAAGATCATTATGACCACGTTGCATTTACAGTGCCAGATAATTATATAATAAATAAACTTTACTTCTTAGATTTTGATTGCGAAGTTAGTGGAAGTGCGAATGTTAACATTCGTATTCAAAGCATATCGGATACTAATTACGGATACGATACTAATTTAGAAGATTATGAACTAAATAAAGTATATTCGGTAGAAGATTTGAAGTCAGATGGCCCTGTAGAATATTATTCAGAATTTGAACATGGGAATTATTTAGAATCAGGGTCGTATGCTATGCTTATTTATTTGGAAAATCCAGCAAATGATTCAAATAATATAGTATGTTTGAATAGAAATTCGATTGTAAATATTGTTTCAAGCAACGGTAATAAATACGTATTCAACAACTTATCTAGTTATGATGAAACTATACAATTTGGATTGTATAACGGAACATATATTATAGAAAACATACCAGAAGACCATCCTATGGCAATATTAAATGCTGGAAAGGAAGCAAGTATATCTTATACTGGAGATTATTTGAAGGGTACTAAAGTTGTAGATGGCAATACTTATAATTTTTATTATGGAGATATAACTATAAATGTTACAGATAATTTTGATGACGCGATTAGTGTATATTGCTATTGGCACGGTTACATGGGCGGTCTAAACTTATTTAAATATACAGATCAATGTCATATATCGACAGAGAATATTTTTTACAAATTCTTTGCTGAAATGAGAGAATTAGAACCTGAACCTGAACCCGAACCAGAACCAGAACCTGAACCCGAACCAGAACCGGAACCTGAACCCGAACCAGAACCAGAACCTGAACCTCCACATATTATACCAGGGACATTGTATATGCATGTGACGTCCGACTACTATAAATATAATGTGGGGTATATGAATACCTGGTTTTTCGAGCTGCGGAAGACATCTCTGGAGGGAACCACCTCAGGGTCCACGGTAGGCCATTCGCCAATATTAGATGGAGGAAGTATGAGTTCTATTAGTCCGTCTCCGTGGAAAGATCCAAATATTTGTAATAATAATGAAATAATAGGATTATTTGTGGACATCGACCAGCTCCAACTTGTTACGAAACGCGACGTCGATTACGGTGATAATGATACTGATGCTTTCACGTCTGTTACTATTAATGGAAATACCTTTTATAGAAGCCAATCAATGTCGCGGATACAATATGGAAGCGGGTCGTTGTATGGTAAGTCTTACTTGTATAGATGGAATAACGTCTGGGACGGCTCGTCGTTTTACGAGTCAGTTGATAACTATGGTAGACCTACGAGTCTTTATTTGGGTGATACTTTTCCGATATGGGGTACTATTGGGCAACCCGTTACTTTTAGTATACAATAAATATATCTATTTTAAAAGTAAAATTCGAAGTTTATTTTTTATACAAAATATATAAAAGACGTAATTACACCAATAACGTCATTATTTAAGATATGTAAATCTCCCATTCCATAATTTTGAATAGTGTATAAGAAATTTTTTTTAGTAGACCACCCGATACACAGATTAATGGTATCTTCTACATGAAGTTTATTTTTATGGATGTCTAATACTGGACTTATATAATACAAAACACTACAAGAACTGAAACGTTTTTTGGTTTTCGTTAAAATATTTAATAAAATATTTTCATCTAAACCATATTTGTAGCACATTTCAAGAATTTTAATAAAAAAAATTTTACTATGGTAGTTATGTTTTAACACTAAATTTTTTATAAATGTTTTGTCATTAGGGTTACATCCTTGTTTTAGTAAAAAACGCAATAGTCTTAAGGCCAGTCTTTCTTTACGTTCTATTCTATCTCTATATGTAGGCCAAAGGTTTGGTGCAACATCGTTATGACGATCTATGTTATAGGAGATCATATCTATTTTGTCACTTTCTATACCATCCCACTCGGGGTGTTGTGTATAATTATAATTTTCTGTTAGAAAATAGCCATTTACGGTTTGATTAAAGAACTGATAATCATGGTAATTTCCACGTCCTTTAAATTCAAACAATACAGCCAATGCATGCTTTATTAAACCTAAAGGATTAATGGTATCTTTTCGCACCATTTTTTTAACTGCTTCTACATCTAGAGAACATATTCGTCCATATAATTTATATTTGTATGTTATTCTTTTTGTTGTATAATTGCGCCAACAATAAATAACATCCCATAATAACATATTACTATTAGTTTTGTATGTGTGTATCATTATTTCGAGCCACTTAGAATTAAAGATCAGTTAAGGGTTCGATTCCAATTCTAATTTGGAACCTTGTTTACAAACAATTTACTGTTTTATGTGTAAACAATATCGGAGCGTACCGTTTGCCTTATAGTAAGTATATCAAATTATTCTTATACTATTTTTCAATGAGGTGTTACACAAAAATATGAAGACAGACGTCAACGGTTAGACGAATAACTCATTATTGAATGTAACACTGATATTGATATAAATAAGTTTAAATAAGAGATGCGTATATAATTTGATATGTTAATGAACGATACTGTTGAGATTATGTATGTATTGAAACGCGACGGTACAAAAGAAACTGTATCTTTTGACAAAGTTTCAAACAGACTCAAAAAATTAATACAAATGAAGGGTAAAACTCTTGAAATAGATTATATAAAACTTGCTCAAAGGGTATGTGCTGATATATATCCTGGAGTAGATACGTGTGAATTAGATGAACTTGCTGCACAAATATGTGCTTGTATGATAACTGAACATAGAGATTATGGCGAATTGGCGTCGCGTCTTGCGATTTCAAATCATCATAAGAAAACATCACCTTCTTTTTCGGAGGTAATTGAGCAATTAAGATGTTCTAAAAATTCACGAGGGGAGTTGGTTACAATAGTATCGGATGAGTTATATAATATTGTTAAAAAAAACAAAGATAAGTTGAATCAAGTTATTGATTATGATAGAGATTATTTAATTGATTATTTTGGTTATAAAACACTTGAAAAGAGTTATTTATTGAAATCAGATAAAAAGATCGTAGAGCGACCACAACATTTATTTATGCGTGTGGCCTTGGGTATTCATGGAAGTGATTTAAAGGATGCGATTGAGTGTTATCATTATTTATCGTTAAAGAAATGTATACATGCAACTCCAACACTTTTTAATGCAGGAACGACTCAAGGTCAATTAGCATCGTGTTTTTTGATGGGTATTAATGAGGATAGTATTAATGGTATTTATGATAGTTTGAAGGATTGTGCATTAATATCAAAAATGGCAGGTGGTATAGGTATTCATATTCATGACATTCGGAGCAGAGGATCGTTAATTGCAGGTGGGATGGGTATTTCGAATGGCATTGTACCTATGTTACGTGTGTTTAATAATACTGCAAGGTATGTTGACCAAGGTGGAGGTAAAAGGAATGGTTCTTTTGCTATTTATATAGAACCATGGCATGGAGATATATTGGAATTTTTAGAGATGAAAAAAAATCAAGGAGCGGAGGAGGCTCGTGCGAGAGATTTATTTTATGCTTTATGGATTCCTGACCTTTTTATGAAAAGAGTTCAAGAGAATGGAAATTGGACTTTAATGTGTCCGCATGAATGTCCAGGGTTGCCAAATGTATATGGTGAAGATTTTAATAAATTATATACAAAATATGAAAGTGAGGGTAAAGGAAGATCTACTATTCCTGCACAAGAATTATGGTTTAAAATTTTAGAAAGTCAGATAGAAACAGGAACTCCATATATGTTGTATAAAGATGCATGTAATAAAAAATCAAATCAAAAGAATTTAGGTACAATTCGTTCTTCGAATTTGTGTTGTGAGATTGTAGAATATTCGGGAAATAGAAATTCATCAAACGAGACTGCAGTGTGTAATTTAGCAAGTATTTCACTTCCTAATTTTGTTATAGGTCCAAAAAAATTGAATGGAGCAAAGATAAAATTGTCTTCAAAAAAGGGGTGTATATTTTGTAAACTTGCGGAGAGTTGGTGTCAGAAATGGGATCTTTCTTATGAAGTTGTTTTTAATGAGAAACACGCGTTATATCCACAAATTTACGTAGAAAGGGATGGGGATAAGGAACATGTAGGTGGTTATGAGGATTTTGTAGCAAAGTATCCAGCGGATTATGATTATGATGGACTAAGAAAATCTGCAATGATACTTACAAAAAATTTAAATAAAGTGATTGATAGGACAACATATCCTGTTGATAGTGGTAAGACTTCTAATTTATTGCATAGACCAATTGGTTTGGGGGTACAAGGGTTAGCGGATGTATTTTTTAGAATGAAAATAGGTTTTGATAGTGAACGTGCAAGAGAAATTAACTCTAAAATTTTCGAAACGATATATTATGGAGCGTTAAAGGAATCATTGTCTATAACAAAAAAGCGAGAGATGATGATAAATGAGTTAATGTCTGATTCTACACGAACAGATCTTAAAAATAATTTAAAATTGATTCCAGAAGAACTCGCAAGAATAAAGGAAGGTAAAAAATATATAGGTGCGTATTCAAGTTTTGAAGGTTCTCCTATGAGTCATGGTAAATTTCAGTTTGATTTATGGGATGAGAAACCAATATACGGTTTAATGGAAGAACATGATTGGAATGGGTTAAGAGAAGAGGTAATGAAACACGGAATAAGAAATAGTTTACTTGTAGCTCCTATGCCAACTGCATCTACCGCACAAATTCTAGGAAATACGGAATGTTTTGAAGCGATTACATCCAATATATATGTGAGGAGAACTCTTGCTGGTGAATTTATAATCTTAAATAAATATTTGCAGGAAGATTTATATACATTAGGTTTATGGGATGAAGAGATGAAGAACGAGATTCTTAAATATGAAGGGAGTGTTCAGGAGATTGATAAGATACCTAAATATATCAAAAATATTTATAAGACAGTATGGAATATTAGTCAAAAGACTATAATTGATATGGCAGCGGATAGGGGTAAATTTATATGTCAAAGTCAGAGTATGAATTTATTTCAGACGGATCCTAAGTTTGATACACTAACAAGCATGTATTTTTATGCTTGGAAATCTGGTCTTAAAACAGGACTCTATTATTTAAGAATCAGACCAAGAGGGAAGGCACAAACATTTACAATAACTCCAGTTAAAACCACTACAAATGATAGTAATGACAGTAAGTATGAAATATGTGAATCTTGCAGTGGGTAAGTTATTAACAACTAAACTCTAATAGTAAATAAAATGATTTCTAGATTAGTATATATATTATTTTTAACATCGCAGTATATAACAAGGACAATTCAATCAGAATATTCTTATAATTATACACAATTGCCAAATCTATACGAGTCAAAACCCAGTGCACAACCAACGGTTCAAGAAACATTATTGAATCCGTCTTTAGAAATAACAGCTACAGAATCATCAAATAAAAAAAAGGAATATGTCAAAACAGAGTCCTTTAATGATATGCTGTTAATGATTTTAATTTTATTATTAGGATTTATTATAATACTATGTTTTTATGATTCTTATAAGAAATATGTAAATGAAAATAACATTACACACGAACATTCAATGGAAGTGTTAATTGAATAAATTTATTGAGCATGATCTTTTTTACAAGCCATGACGTGTTCTTCTCCCATTGCTTTAACAACGGTTAAAACAAGTTGCTCTCCTTCATCAAAACCGTTTCTAATTGATTTACATAATACTTCAGGGAAAGTAGGCATTTTTAGGTCTTCTCTGGTTTCTCCAGAATCTTCCATGAGTGTTAAATAATCTTCATCTGTAATATCTAGTAAAGAATATTCACTTTTCATTACATTTGGTACTGTAGTACCATGCGTCGAAGGTACAATATCTTCAAGTTTTTTACCTGTAAAAATATCAGTTGCTACAAAATTACATTTTGCGTGACCATGTTTCCCAGTTTTTGATGTAGATATTGATATGACTTTACATGGTCTACCTTTTATACATATATACCCACCCTTTTTTATCTGTCCTGCTTCCATAGGGATTGTTTCAGAAGCACCTGCATCAACTGATTCAAAAATTTCAGTATCAACCATAATATAATTTATAATTAGTGTGGAGTTTTTATATGTTTAAATTGCGAAAAATAATGATTGAAATTATTCTATTATATGTTTAATGCATCCTAGATTATTAGAATATACTAAATTATTATCACAAATTCCTAAACCAGTGGGTTCTTTAAAATTTTCAAAAAAAGGGAAATTAGTAATTTGCTTAATAGAGTTTAGGATACAAAAGGAAATTGAATGGGTAATGAATGCAGTATTACGTGTTTATTCTCCAGAAGAAATAGGTATAGCTATGATTTATGGAACAACAAATGCTGAATATGTAGAGGAAACTTTTAAAAATTGGGAAAATATGTTGTTAATAAAGACAGAACATAAGAATTTAAATAGAGGTACATATTCAGCATTTCTAAAACAACCTCAAATTTATGATAATTTTTCTAATTTTTCACATATTTTAATATATCAAACAGATGCATTACTATATAGAAAGATACCTGATAGTTATTTTAAATATGATTATATAGGTTCACCTTGGAAGTTAGACAATCAATGTGCGAAATACCCAGCTGGAAATGGTGGTTTTTCTTTAAGAAATATTAAAAAGGTTCAAGATGCATGTAGTATGTTTAAAAATGTAAAATTTCCAAAAGTTCATAGAGGAAATGAGGATATTTTTTTTTGTTCGCAATCTAATTTTGAGTATCCTAAATTCAATTCAAAATTTCATAAAGCATTTGCAATAGAGCGGGTTTTTTATCCAACACCGGTTGGATCGCATCAAATATGGCTTACTCAAATGACTGTTCAAAATTGGAAGGATTTTGTGAAAGAGAATATAGTTGAAGGTTTATACAGAAAGAATATTAAAGAGCATATTGTGAAGGAAGAAGATGAAGATGAAGATGATAAAAATAAGAGAATAATGGATAAATCATTTGAAGTAGAGAGAGAGATTATATTAAAAACGAAAACCGAATTAAAGGAGCTATTAAAAGTAGAGCAAAATGTAGGCCCTTTCTTGGTAGAATATGTTGATTTACGACAACATAAGTGGGAAATAGTGAGTTCTGTGAAATATGATATATTATTTTGTAAGAATGAAGATCCTAAATCAGCAGTTGTTGTTCATAATATTGGAAGACAACATTGTGCAGTTGTTCATAAAAAGGGTCCGGGTTGTTTTCATTTCATTAGAGACGAATATATATATTTGGGTTTTAAAGGATTTCCGGAAGGAGGAAGATCATATGCAGATATACAAGCTCCGGTTGGGAATTCATTTTCTCATGCGAAAGGGTTACCTCCAAATGGAATCATATATTTAAAGGCAAAATTTGGAGAGGAAGCTCCAGGAGCAAAACGCAACGATTATAGTTTATCAGAATATTCAGATAAGAATATAACAGTTCCTGAATTAGTTTTTGTATTGTTTACGGGCGTAGGTTATTACAACCAACTTTTTTCTTTAGAAACGGCGGTATATCTTGCAAATATATCAAAAAGAGCATTACGTTTATTTATACAACATCCTCTCGTACATTGTGGTCAACCTAACAAATGTTATGGTATATTGATAGATTATATTTCAAAAAAATTTGAACGTCATTTGCAATATGGTTTTTCTGTTCACCCATATAAACCAATTCCAAATTGTAAAAGAATCGATTTGAAGACAAAATTAAGTAATATTGTGTTTATAGATAATGAATTTGTAGATCAAAAATATGCAAAAAGTAGAAATGCATTTGTACATTCACGTTCGGATGTGGACCCATCTATTTTAGATGATTTGTATAATTTAGAAATAAAGCAAATAAAGATTGATAAAAGCAACGCATCACGTTTTTTTACAAATTTTTATACAACAAAGGAAAGATATATACTTATGAGTCAGATCGCAAATGATTTATCTGAACAAATCGAACCGATTGAGAAAATATATAAAGAAATTGTGAAAAGTCTTGGTCCAAGAAAGAATATATTAGCAATACATTTAAGATTCGGGGATGTTCACAAGTCTTTAAGTGCAATTAGTGGAAGCAATAATTCAATTGAAAAGAATATTGGAGAATTAGTAAGAAAATATAGCAAAGTGTTGATTATGACTGATAGAAGAGATAATCCTTTTTTTAAGAAATATAAGAATAAGTTTATTTTTACGGAAGATTTGATAAAGGGGAATCATAGAAATATTTTAACAAAGTATTTTAAGACAACAAGTGTAGCTGAATTTATTATCCAAAAAAAAATATGTGAATATGCGGAGGAATTTATTGGTTCACAAGGTTCAACAGTATCTATTCATATCCAATATAGAAATTATATAAATGGCAAAGATTATGAGAAATATACTCATATGTCATGTGGTCATTATAATAGTAAACTTCTTTCTTTAGAGAATAAATCTAAAGGAGAATATACATGGGTCAAAAAGAATTATCTAAGAGGTCATCCGATGGCATGGAGTATGTTTTTTGAGGATAATGTACATAGGTTTTTATTTTATAATGTAGACACGTGGTTAGATACATCGGATACCTCGATAACAAATAATAGAGTAAAATTTAACCATTCTCAATTCAATGGCGGGATATTATTTATAAAAACAGATTTACTCTTTGGATATTTAGATGAATTAATGAAAATTAAAAAACGTTTTGTTTTGATTACAGCGAGTAATGACGATCATTGTGCACAATATATGGAATGTCCTAACAATGACAAAACTATATTAACAAGAATAAATAATCTTTTGAATAAGGAAGAGTTAATATCTTGGTATTGTAAAAATGCATGTATTGTTCATAAGAAAGTGATACCATTACCACTAGGCCCTAAAATGCAATGGTATACAACACAATTTCATGGTGAAGATATAAATACACATAACCGTTTATTTAACAGATATTTTACTAATCCAAAAGAAAGATTTTATGAAGGCATATCAAAAAAGAATGAATTGTATTTTAATTTTAATAATACTACTTCAAAACCATTTTTTAAAATTCATAAGGATATTAGACCAAAAAGTATGACAGAATTGTCTAACAATGGCTTTAAAAGAGACGAATCATTGGATTTTGAACAATATATTGAAAAATTAAGTGAATATAAATTTAGTACGAGTCCTCCTGGAAGAGGTATTGATACACATAGAGCATGGGAATCGTTGCTCGTAGGTACTATACCTATAATAATATCATCACCTATAGATGCGGTATTTGATGATTTACCTGTAATACTTGTAAAAGATTACAAAGAAATAACGATACCTTACTTGAATAATAAGTATAAAGAATTGATTTCTAGGAAAGATTATAATTTTGACAAGTTATACAAAAATTATTGGGTTGATAAAATAAGAGCATCATATAATGAATGAAACTGAGATAGAGACATTATTCAATACATATGATACAGAGAAGAAGAAAAATATATTAAGGTGCAAAAAGATTGTACAATTTGAAGAGAATGAATTTATAAAAACTGTACAGAAAGCGTTTGTAGAAATATTAAGTATTTTGGCAAGATTATATTGTTTTAGAATGATTATTGAGAGAATTGAATTATTGAGAGGTTATTATAATGAGACTGATCTTGCTGAAGAAGTAAGTGATTTATTATTGAGATGGAGTGAAATTAATGGAAGAGTAAAAAATTTAAATAAGATGTTACCGAATATGTATGAAACTATATATATCTCTAATAAAAGGGGGTGGATAGATGCTTCTACAGTTGTAGTAGATAATCCACAAAGCAATGTTTATTTGAAAGTATCGAGTGTTGTTTATGATGCAACATTAAACACAACAAATGTGGTGTTTACAGATACTAATAGACATATTACATTGATAAGAGATACAGCGTATGATTATATCGATTATGATGATATGACTCGAATAATTTTTCCTTTAAATATGGTTTATATGATTGATGACGAAATATACATAAGATATCAAGCCTCATTCTTTTACAGAGAGTTAGAAAGAGCTCATGTTGGGAAAAAATATAACAATATTGAAAATTTAATAGGAGACGAATGGGTAGAATTATTTGATAGAGAAGTTTCTTCTGTTAATATTAGGGAAGCATATTATGAAACAGAGAAGATAAAAGGAGAACTAGAAGAGATATGTCATTTTTTTGATGTAAATTAGACACGATAATAAAATAGTAATTGATATCCACTTGAAAAACTAAATGTTTCAATGAGTTCTGGACCAGTTTTCCATTTTTTCTTGGTATTTATATAGTTTTTCCAGTCATGTTGGTAAAATTTATTAATAGCTCCTCCATCGAATAAGTAAGAATCACCATTGCATGTTACATATGATGAAAAGTGTTTTTGATCTTTATCTCTTAAAACAGCACTATCCAAAACCCATTTTGAATCTTTATATTCAAACTCGGTAGGTATGTCAAATGAGTTTCTTTTTCGTTTATAATAAGCTGTATCATAATATTCTGCCACAATTATGTGTGGTAATTTTTGATAATTACTTACATGCCATTCAATATGATCATTAAATTCTTTAGGGTTTTTACCACTAATAGCCAACATAGAAAATGGTTCAAAACCAATTAATTTCAAAAGACTTTTATAATAAACATAAGGATTTCCCGCTTGATCTACTTCATAAAAGACTGACCAAATACTTTTTGTTTTCTTATTTGCTACGTCAAGATATGTAGAATAATCTGCTTGTTCATTTGGTGGTAGTAATTTATAATGTTTTGATATTTTATCTATAAATTCATTCGTATCTACTCTATTGGCATATTTTAACTTATTATTTGTTCCTAATAGAAATGAATCAATAAATTTATTCATATTAAAAAAAGGTTTTTTAAGATTTTTGTTCAATTCTGTTCCATCGGGTAATTTACCTGTTATCATTGTTTCTCTTAAAATTCTAAAAAATTTTCTACCTTTATCACTTATGAAGAAAATCATAACAAATGAATTAAACCAACAATTTGAATTTCTTTGAGTTGGTGGAATAATTTCTGAACATGGTGCTTTAAATTTTGTGTGTAGATTTGTTAACATAGCTTTTTGTGAGATTGGTGAATCCCACGAATGGCAATCCCATCGATTTTTTTCATTATTTTTAACTGCGATGTCGTCAGGATCTGACTCGTAACAATTAAATACATCTGGGTCTGGTTCTGTTGATGATAATGATTTGATATTATATTTCTCATATATACTTGGTAAATATGATTTGAAATTTGATTTTTTATTTTTCTTTTCTAAATTTTTAGAGCGACCATTCTTCACAGGATGTTGGGGGATTTCACCCGAAGGGGTTCTGGTAAATGAGTATATAACATCATTATTTTTTATATCTAATTCTTCAGCAGTTTGTTTATATTGTTCTTTTTTCAGCTCTCCCGCAACACAATAAAAACCGAGTGAGTCAAGAGTTGTATTTTTTTCTTTTGCATATCTTTTTAACATTTTTTCTACTTTGGTATAAGTCATAATTTTAAATTGTAGTCCTTCTTTGACGTCGGTGTCGTCTATAGATGTAATCGTAATCAATATTGATGTTGGTTTCACGGGAAGTGTTGTTTTCTTAATAGTTTTTGTTGGAGGAGATTTTTTTGTACTTTTTTTAGTTTTATAACAACAATTGCGTTTTTTAATTTTATTATAATATTCAGAGAGACCTTCTTTGCAAGGTGGATTTGGGTTTCTATTACTACAATCTGAATAATCTTTTTTAATTTTGTAACAACAACCTTTTAATCGAGACTCTGGTCTTAGTTCAAATCCTTCTTCACATGGCGGAGATGGATTTCTGTTATTACATTTTTTAACAGTTTTTACTTTAGATTTATAACAACATTTGGTTTTTTTACCAGATTTCAATAATTTTTCCTTTTTTATAAATCCTTTATTGCATGGTGGTTTTGGATTTCTATTATTACAATTCGTCATTACATTATATAATATTATTACGCAGAGTAAGACAAATTATAAATCCTGTTATAAATTAAATGAATGAAACATTTGGTCGATATAAGATAAGTACAATAATTACAGGTAATATAACAATTTCATATTACAGTGAAACTCAAAGATTATTTTTGTTTAGAAATTTTATACCACTCATGAAAAAAGCAGAGTATGTTTATTTACATTGTAATAATTTAGATAGAATAAAGGAAGTGAGAGATGAATTACTATCAAATCAATACAATTTACGTATGTATTTTGTAAGAGCTTCAAAATTTTTGGAAACAAGAATATATGAACTAAGAAGAGAGAGACGACTAAATAGGAGGTGTTACGATACTTTATTTGGTAATTTTATAGATATGATGCCACCTTCTCTTATACTAGTTTTAGGAAGAGAGTATGGGATTTATGGAGTTGCTAAAGAAGATGTTATTGATACTTTAAAACAAAAAAAAGTAGAATTAGATTTGAATCTAATAGTAAATCTAATAAAACATATAAAATATCCAAAAAAATATATTAAATTATTGGGAGCAAATGTAAAAAGAAATGCGAGTAATGATTCTATAAGGCAAGGATTAATACATAGATTAAAAGAGATAGATTATATGAGTAAAAATACAAGCATAATAGCATGTTCAAAAAACATTCGTAGCTTACCGGATGAAATTAAGTTATTAATAAAAGAATTTATTGTTTAAAATGGCCACCATGAAGAGTTCATTTTTTTATGAAGATCTAAATGAATATCCTCAATATTTTCTGAAGATTTAGAATAATTACTTGAATATGCGTTTCCTCGTGAGCATCCATATTTTTTTGAGAGTATGGGATCTGTTTCTATACGTGCGAGAGATTGTATATGATTAACTTCTAATGGGAATGGTAAATATCTAAAATTTGATATCATACCATTTATTCTTGATTGAGTTCCAAAAAAGCGAAATTGTTTTGTTTGCGATTCAGAAGGTCTTTTTCCTTCAAATATTTTTGTATTTTCTAATTTACCATTTAAATATACATCACATCTTTTGGATGTTAATGTTATTGCTAAATGGAATGGTTCTCCTATAGGAATATTTTTAAGAGAGATTGATTCAACTGCATGATTTTGTTTATTATCTTCATTTGAGCAGTCATTTATTGGTTCATTTATGTTTACTCTTGTACATTTCGATATAGAGTTAATTTTTTTATTTTTTATAGCCCATAATTTTGAGTTTGAATCATATGGAGAATCAATTGATTCAATTGGGTCATCCACAATTGTATTTTTAACTAACAACCAATCATCAGAGTCGTTTTCTTTAGAATAAATTTTTTGACTTGAATTTTCCTTTTGTGTTAATCCCCATAGTTTGTTTTCGTCTGAGGAAATAGATTTAAAATTATAGTTATAGTCACCATCAATTTCGTATGAATTGTCGTTACATGGTTTTTTACATTTAAATAATGTACCGGTATCATTTATTTTATAAAGGGAGTCTTTGGTACTTATAGGGAGTGATAAATTATTTGTTGTTTCATATTTTATATCACTTGACGTATTATTTTTAATATTGTAATCAGAATAGAATGTTCTATCTTCATCATCGCGAAATGTAAAACGAATAGTGTTATAATTTTCGTTATCAATTAGAACTGCAGAGAATTCACTACAATTGTATTCATTTTCTACAATAGGAAGAAGTGATGTTTTGTCTAAATCAATGAATATAATTTTGTAAACAGAAGTATAAGTGTTTTTAGTGATCATTATGAAAATATCATCTGATTTTTTTAAGAACGAAGGATAAGATACGACATCAATATCTTTTATTTGATTAGAAATATTAGGTAATCTTACATGAGACCAGCAATCAGAACCATCGTTTTTACGAGTATATAACTTATTTGTTTGATTGGCTTTATTTGCGATCATCCATATTCTATTTTTACCAGTTGCAACGTTGTGAGCATTGTATGTATTAATTGACGTTTCACATTCCTTTTGAGTCTTAACATTTATTAGAATATCATTCTTTTCACCATCAAATTGAACATTTATTATATCATTTTTCTTAACGTCGCAACATTCTCCCATTCCATGATGAAATAACTCTTTTTTACTATTTGAATGAGTGGGGTCCCATTCTATTACTTTTATAAGCATTGTATAAGTCATTTGGTTATCATCTGAGCTTGGAGCATATATCTCATCCGTATTTGTTTTAAATGTTCCCATTGTTGACATTGGACTATTTTGCCATAAATTGAAAGCCAATTCGTTATTGAGAATATCGGATACATTCCTAGAATCTGTTTTATAATAATTGTATAATCTAGTTAAAATTACAATAATTAAGATTCCAACAAACACAATAACACCAATTTTCCATAATCCATAATTTTTCATATTTTCAACTATAGATTTTGGATTTTTTATCAATTCTTTTGCAGATTCGGTAGTTTGTTTGATTTGTTCAGATGCTTGTGAGACGGTAGATTGTACATTATTGGTTACTGTTTCAGTGGTATTCTTTATTGTATCTGTAACTTCGTTAATATTAGGTAATTCATTTATAGCATTCATTATTAAGATCAAAAAAAAAAATTTTTATTTATTTATGTGTTTTTTTGGTTTTTATGGTTTTTGTGTTTTATGGTTTTTATGTTTTTTATGTTTTATTTGGGCGTAATGTACTTAGACAGGAATGATTTTAACCGCCGTTAGAAGAGAGGGGTTGATGTTGTTGCGACCGACTTCAAGACTTACGTTTTGACCTTCTCTTAAATAGGAACTATATGGTACACGCTTTGGCTTTTTGACGTTTTTGTGGTGAAAGAAGATATGGTAATTAATATCTCCAAAATCATTATACTTGATAACACCGGTTCCCATTGTGTTATTGAATGATTCAATCTTACCATAATAACGTTCCATTCCTCCACAGTTATCATATCGGTTTGATTCGTTACACTTAATCTGAACTGGAAGTTGAGAATAAGGCTTATTTACATTAGCAACCCTATTACATTCTATGATATCGGATGCCATAAGGTTGTCAGGGAATTTAGGATTAGGGATAAGTCGAAAGTTGACAGCCCCACGAGGATAAGTAGTTAAGAATCTGAATTCAGTACGCATACAAAAGATTGTAAGTCGGGGTCCATATTTATCCTTAGGAATGTGATTAAATAAGTTGTCTGATAGATCTAACCTTATAAATCCAAATCCTTTGTTTAGGAACCATTCAGATATCCATCCCTTGAAACGCAGTGATTTAGTGTTTTTTAGATTTTTAATGTAGTTGAACAACTCAATCCGTGCACACTCTTCCAATGAGCTTTTAAGCCATAACACGCGTCTTCTTGCTACAAACCCGCGTATAATGGATTGTATTTTACGAATACATACCCCTAATTTAAAAACGACCTCAAGTGAAGCTGTTTTACTATCAGTGCTATCATTGTGACGTGCCTGCTCGAAGGCTGCTTGAATAGCAGTATCTTTACTAGATAAAGACTTGAACGTGTATGTTTTGAGTAATACCCATGATGCAGGAGTTAAATATGTAGACATCTTATATCTTATTGGTGTTATGATAGATAACTATCCAGGGAAAGCTTGTGATTGTATATGTTTCGTAGATTAATAACTTAAGGACTGTGTGTCATCATTTTTTAAATGGCGGACCGTGTGCGATCATTTTTGAGTAAGATATATAGTAAATTATATTTTAATATGGATGTTTGGGGATTATTTGGGTTATCAAAAGAAGAATCAACTCTTCAAGATGCCAAGAAGGCGTATTTTAATTTAGCATTGCTTGTTCACCCTGATAGGAATCCTGGCGTTAAAGATGAAGAGATGCATGTAGTCATAGATGGCTACAAGACTATTTGTAATGAAATAAATAAGCGAGATATAGAGACTAACATAAAAGCATGTGACGATTTGAAGAAATACAGAGAGGATGAAGTTAAAAAATATGATTTAGATACTAGAGAATTACCTTCGTTCATGGATATATATGAAGAGACACACGATGATATCAAGAAATTTAATCAATATTGGGAAGAGATGGAATCTGGAAAATTAAACGATGACGATACTGAAAATATTATAAAAATGGCTAGTAGTTTTGGATATAATACTATAAAATCTGAATATAATTCAACTGATGGTATTGTGGGAGATGTTACTTATAGTACTAAGATAAATTGCGAAGAAAATATAATTGATGAAGAATATGTTAAAGACGAAAAGGTAAAAAACGGCATAGTAAGTTATAATACGCATAGTTCATTTGGGACATCTATTTTACAAAATAATAATAATTTCAACGATGGCAAATATGGTTATGATTACAAAGACGCACACGTTATACCGGGCTTATTACATGATAGATTAAGTGAAGAAGTTATAAAGATATACGACGAAAGTTTACTGGGAAATGTCAATAAACTATATGATGATAGATGCAATGAATATAATATATAATTATTGAAGTTGTAGATGTGTATAATCTTTTTGAAAAAAGAGAAGTTTATTATCTATATTCTATGTATTTGTTCATAAAAGTAGCACTTAATACATAAAAAATTATTTAATAGTGAATTGTATTGTTTTTAAAATTTTATATCAATATTTTTATATAAAATGTATATGAATATGAGTAATACAGTGTAACATGCGTCCACAAGAAGTTGCAAAATATAGTTTGGAAAAGGACAGTAAAAAAAGCTTCGATGGTAGTATTTATGTTTTTTTTTATGGATTTGTCGCAATAAGAATTCCTGATTTGAATGTGCCTGGTGTCGATAACGCTTCACCTTATTATTTGTTTTTAGTAGAAGATTTTAATAAGATATTACAAATATATGATTACATTAGATGTTACGGATTAAGCCCAATAGAGGTTTTTTTCCGTGCAGATAAAAACATGGAAATAGGTAATACTCATAAATTAGTAACATTTGAAAGGAATGTTTCTGAACAATTGTATAATACTGAAACAAGTATTAATTTCATATGTAGTTTTTTGGAATCTTATAGTCATGATATAATTTTTAATTCAAAAGATATATATTTTATAGGAGAATTGGGATCAAAATATGATTTTTTAAGTACAAATACATTTAATATATATGGTTCTACGAGTTATAATTATGATTCTATAAATACACATGTAAAAACAGGAAATCTTGTACTACAATCAATAAACGATGACGATAACATAGGAACGGTTGTATATTTTGGCCCTATTAATCAAAATGTAACAGCAAGTTCGATAACATTTAATGGTTATGTTTCATTAACGAATTTATCATTTCCTGCTTCTGATTTGATTATTCAAGATGGGTATACAAAAGCGAATGCATCGTTTATAAGAATCAATACGGATGAAAAGAACGATGGAAGAAAAAATGGTATGTATTTTGACTATAATGGTGATAATGCATTATATAGTGTTGATAGTTCCGGATATACACCAGGGGGTGCAAACCCAACTGAATTATCAACTCTTTTAGGTAGAAAGGTACGATTCAGAATTGGTGAATTGAATGGATTTGGAATTGAAAATAATGATAATGTATTATTTTTTGGAGATGGTAGTGGAAACTTTAAGTCTATAGGAGCATATGTATTTGAGAAAGATTTAAATGTTGGTAGTATAGGATTTTCTTTTGGAACTGTTCATAATGTAGAGATAGGATTAAATTCAGATGTTACTTTAAAAACATATGGAATTATTGATTCAGATGAATTAATAATAAACGCCTTGGGGTTTGATTTCTCATTTGGAGAAATATATGTGACAAATCCAACTAATTCAGTAACTGGTCTTGCTATACCAGAAGAAGATTTAGATGAATATAATAGTTATAGAGGGAAGGTAAGCATTTATAACTTATTGACTCAAATAATAGATTTAGAGCATACACTATTAAAAACGGATTTTACTACAAACGATATACAAGGTAGTTTAAGTGTTACTTCTAACTTTTTAAATATCTCTGGGGATGAACTATTCAATGTAAATAAACTAGAAAATAATGTACTAAATGCATTTAATGTCGAATCAAAAACATTAAAAATAGGAATAGACTCGAATAACCCTATCTTTATAAACAATAATAATGAAATTAATGGATGCATAGAAGCTCAATTTGGTACAATGAATATAGGTGGAAACGGGTTTTGTTCAAATATAAAAGGTACTTCTGTTAGACTTTTAGATGATGAAACAGATATAGACGATAATTGTAGTATAAAGGCAATTAATGCAAGTGAGATAGTCGTTTACGAATTTGATTTAATTGGATCAAATTTTAGTATTATTGGTAATATTATAAATGGAAGTTTAATTTTTGATTATATAAGATCTTATGGTATTATTACGAATAATACTAAAATTGATGACAATATAGTAGCAGATCAACTTACGATAGAAAGAATATATTCGGAATTTTTTGATATTAGATTTAATATTGTTTCGAGAAGTAATACAATTGTACAATTTACAAGTAGTGGTTCAGGAATGAGGTGTAAAGGACTTGATGTTGGATTAACAGGCGTATTATTAGAATTAACAGATTTCGATGGAACGGAAGCTTTTAATATACCATTAAATTGGTTCCGTGAATTTTTTAATATAGGTGATGTAACAAGAGTTGCTATATGGGGAAAACCAGATGATAAGTTAAATCTTAATTCTGAAAATGATGTAGTATTTTTAACTTCAGGTGTATATGCTAGTGTTAAAATTATTGGAGTATCTTGTATATTTAACGATGGTACTTTTGGGGGTAAATCATATGACATAACTCCTTTTGTTGAATTGGTAGATGAGTATAAAGAATTTGTTATAAAACCTAGAAACAGAAGTATAAATGTGAATGATGACATATACATTTCAGGTGATGTGAAATGTTCTGGTTTGAATATTGCAGGTAAATTAAATACGAAGGAGACTCCATTTAATTCGATTGAGATTGGTGATAATGTTCAACTTAACAGCAGTGGATTAATTTTAAATAATGAGATAAATGTATCTGCATCAGAAATTTTATCTAATTCGGAATTGATTAATATATATTCTAATGAGATAAATTTAGATGGTCATGTATGGGATTCTTCTGGTTTAATTGTGAATAAAGTAGAATTGAACCATATTGACATTGAAACATTTGAATATGTAGGAGATGTAGTTATGGATAAAGTTATATGTGCTGAAGATGAAGATTCAATAGGTGGACTTAAAACATTTACGAATATAGAATGTAACAATTCATCTGCAGAGAGTTGTATAATAGGTACAATTACTATATTTAATGATAAAATACAGTTATCAAATATAGATATTCAAAATGATAGTATTTATTACAATAATTTGGATATAATAGTGACTCCAACTAAAATCAATAGTATTGATATTAATAATCCTATAAATTTATCTAATATTCATTCGAATGATTTAACGACTGACAATTTATTATATGAAACGACAAGTATTACGAGTAATTCTTCATTAGATACAAATAATATAAATCATGTAGTAACGTTTGACGATGAACCATCGTATTTGAATGGTCCGGAATATAAGATTATATTGAAATGTACATTTCAAATACCAAATGTTGGTTTTGAAAATAGTATTGTAGGTGGGTTACCTTCAAATACAATGATCGAGCATATGTTTTTTGCAATATATACTGTTAATTTAGGAACTTTACAATCAAAAGAAACGTACTTGGAGGGGACAGGTTTAAACCCTTCACAACCTGACACATTAGATTTTTATTATGAGTCATTTCATAATACTTCTGATATATCTAATGGAGTTCCCGATCTTGGGCAGAATGACGTGAATATAACATTAGAAGATGTTATTTATAAAAGAGATGCTTCATCGGTAACATTTGAAGTGAATAGTAATTGCAATGTTGATATAAAATACTGCAAAACATCATATGACTTTTTTTCACGGGATTCAATTGTAGATACATTACCTTCTATTGATTTGGTCGAAGAAGCATTAATATATTTACATCATTTGAACGATGGAGTATATATCGATATGTCACATAGAACAAATATAACAATTTTAAATTTATCGTTGCGTTTTACAGGTAATAATCAGCAAGGGTTTATTGTAATTGATACGAATGTAATGAATATAACAAATATAGAAGTAGATAACGATACAACAATTTATACAATATCATCTGTTAGTGAGAGTGGTGTAACATTTGATGAGAAGACGAAACTATTACATTTATCATATTCCGAATCTATGATAGTTGATGTTGTATCGAGTAGTATTATATATAAAGGAAATCAATTAAATAGTACTGTAAACACTGTAATTATAGATAGACAACCCGAACCTGAGCCTGAACCTGAACCTGAACCAGAATCCGAACCAGAACCCGAACCAGAACCTGAACCTGAGCCAGAACCACCGATTGATGCGGTATTCCATTTAGAAGGCAACAACGTTGTATTTGTTGGATTTAGGGATGTAACTTCAGTAACACTAAAATTAATTGGAACTCCACAAGAAATTCATTTACATGGTGGAGATACATGGAATTATTCAATATATTCTGAATATGGTACTCTTCTATCTGAAGAAGATGAAAATGTTGTTCTAGAAGGTGATATATGTAACCTAATTTTATGGTGTGATTCGATAGAACATTTTACAATAAGTGGGGCTGTTATTTGTTCATTCGAAGAGTCTTATTCGGGTGTTTTATATGATATTGTAAACTGTTCTGCCATAATAGAAGGTGGTGGATTATCAGAAGATATTACAGAAAAATTACCAACACCACCAGAACCAGAGCCCGAACCCGAACCGGAACCACAACCTGAGCCAGAACCCGAACCAGAACCTCAACCCGAACCCGAACCGGAACCCGAGTCTGAACCGGAACCCGAACCAGAACCACAACCCGAACCCGAACCAGAACCGGAACCCGAACCAGAACCCGAGCCAGAACCCGAACCCGAACCCGAACCAGAGCCTGAACCCGAACCCGAACCACAACCGGAACCTGAACCTGAACCAGAGCCACAACCCGAACCAGAGCCAGAACCCGAACCCGAACCGGAACCGGAACCAGAGCCAGAACCAGAACCCGAGCCAGAATCCGAACCGGAACCTGAACCTGAACCCGAACCGGAGCCACAACCCGAACCGGAACCCGAACCAGAACCTGAACCGGAA